TATTAACCATCATTTGTAATCAATTCTGGGTATAACGATAAAACTGTTAAAGGTAAAGGTTGAGTTTGACGTACATAAATGAAACCATCAGTTTCATAGTTGCCTCTAAACTCTACTTCCTTATCACCTGTAAATACTGGGATAGCTTGATCCATAGGATTAGCAGAAGATCTAAATGGTATTGCTTCCATATTGTTTAAATCTGAACCAACTTCAACACCAACTGACTCATAAAGTCTAACTGTAATATTGTATATTCTTTTTGTTTTAGCTTGAGATGTACCATTTTGTGAACCAGCATCTATTCTCATAGTTTGTAGTAATGATGTGTAAGCTAAACCAACTTTAACTTTATTAACAAATCTTGATAAAGATATAGCACCTGATGCTACAGTTTTTTCAGGATGTGTTGCACCATTAGCAAGTACAGATACAGATTGTCCCTCAAGATGTTCTAATCCTGTTACTGAATTAACAACTTGAGATACAGTTGCACCAGCTGTGTGTGTAGCTGCTGTAGTGCTATTAGTTCCTCTTGTACAACCTGTTAATGTATTTGTAGATATTCCTGTATAAGTAATTAATTCGTTATCTATTTTAACTGTACCTGTAGTTGTAAAAGAAGTTGCTGATGTTAATATAATAGAAGTTACAGAAGTATTAACTGTAGTGTTAAGAGTTGTAGTTGCACCAGAATAAGAAAGTTGAGAATCTAAGAAATTAAAATTTGTATTATCTGTTTGATCAAAATCAAATTGATTTATATATTCTACATAACGTCTTGTAACACCATTAATGGTACGTTTAACAATAACCCATGATTGATATTCTTTATCATCTGTAGGAATGGTAGCTATGGATTCGCACACTGCAATACCAGTTCCAAATGCACCACCAAATATATGTTGATGCCAAGCAACAACTTGTTGTTCTCTTTGGTAAGTTAAGCAAACTAATCTACCATCTGATCTAACGCACCAAATAAGTTGATTAGGTTCTTGTTGATAAGACATAGAGTTAATTCCAGATTCTGAAATATGTTCAGCAAGAATAGTCATGTCAGGTGCAACATAACCATCAACATCAAAGTTATAAGCTAGTTCTCTAATCTTTCTTTTAGCACGTTGTAAAAATAAAGTTACGTTACCTACAGGAATAGCATCTATATTTGCACAACCATGGTTAGATTGTTTTTTAATAAGAATGTTTGTTGGACTTACTGGATCATCTGTACCACCACCTGATACTGAAAATTCTCCACCTACTGTACCTACAATTAATGTTCGTGTTGCAGATAAAAAACGAATAGCATTAACTTGGTTAGATGCGATTGTATAAATAATTGCATCATCATCTGCTATTGTACCACCTCTATTCTCATCCATATTTTCGTAATCACCTGATTTAGAAAAGTATAATGTTTGTGGTTGAGATTCTGTTCCTGCAAATACTAATCTTTGTTCATAAAAGGTTACGCAAGAAGGATGACCAGTAGTATCTGAAAAAGCACCTAATGCCCAGTCAGTAGATGAGGATGAAGAACCCATATCTTTTATAATTGTTATTACAACAACAGTAGTGCTAGTAAATGCAGTAATCTCTCCATAGCCATCTCTAAATCTTACTAATCTTCCAACATCAGTTGAAACAAAGGTTGCGGCAGATGCTGTTAAATTTCTAGCAGTTCCAACTGTGTGTGCAGAGGTAGAAAAAGTTACTGCTGTAGTATTGTCATCTAAGTATGGTCCATCAGTAAAATCTACTTCTGTAATAGTCCAAGAGGTATGACCAGTTCTAGATAATTTCTTAACAGAATAATCAGGATGACAAATATACATAACGTCTGCTGATTGTGCAAATTTTAATTGTGGTAGATCTGCAGTTAAATAAGTTGTTGTTAATGTATAAACTCTATTTGCAATACCACCTGATGAATATGCTGTGTAAGAAGTTGTATTAACATTAGCACCATCTATATCTTTTAATTGAAATGTATTAGTTGCAACACTAGCAACTGTAAATCTTTTACCATTTACTTGTGTCATTCCTACAACACCAGATATAACAACTGTATCTCCATTAGAGAAACCATGAGATGCTGATGTAACAACACCAGGATTAGCTTGTGTAATTCCTGTTATAGTTTTGTTTGCTTCTAATATTGCACCACTGTCTTTATAAAAACGAATATAAAGATCACCAAATTCTAAAATGTAAGTTTGTGTTGTTGAAAATTCAAAAGGTATTAATCTTGTAAATGCTGATGATGTTTTAACTTCAGCTACAAATGTTGTGCCTGGTCTTCTAGCTGCAGATCCATGAGGATAAACAATCATGTTCTGTAAAGTCTTACAACCAGATGCGTATTTGGCTAGATCATTTCTACCATCTAAACGTGGTGATAATTCTCCACCTGTAAAGTTTGTTAATTGAACAGCAACTCTAGCCATGGTTTTTAAAACCTAGAGTTGATAAACGTATTTGAATCTACTACAGATGCCATACCCATTTCTTGATCTGTGTTATATCCTTCAGTTGAATCTACAAATCTAGCATCTTTTAATTTTTCTTGATACAGTGAATACATTTGCGTAGCTACTGGATTAGATGAAGTTACTGCATAAGCAATATCAGCAGCTAACGCAGCACTTAATACTTCTCTAAGTAATTGATCGTATTCATTAGGATCTTCAACTCTTGATATATATAATATTTTCATAGAAGTAGAATGAGATAAAATCTTTCTGCCTTCTACAACGTGATCAGATTCGTAATCTAAAATTTTAATTAATCTTAAACAATCTGATGGTAGTGTAAATTGTTTTGTAAATCCCCAAGCTGGTGCTTCTGTATCAGCTGGTAGTTGAACTCTTTTTAATAAACAGTTCCAAGGGTGATGTCTAAATACAGCATCTCTAACATTTAAGAATCTAGCATTACAAAGTCTTGCGTTCTTAGAATCTTCTGTAAGTGTTAAGATTGTAGATGCACCTAATTGATTTAAAGCTCCGTTACAAATTTCTACTACTGATGCCATATTAAACTTTCTTTATAATATATTTACGTCTTAATTGTCTAGGTTTTACTGCTGCAAAGATCTCAGCTTCAGTAAGCTCTAAATCTTTATCAAAACCATGATGTGCAGTTGATGTATGTTTAAATCTATCAACTAGAACATAGCGATAGATATAATCTTTATTTTGTAAATGTAAAATGGTTTTTATTTCGTTGGTTTTTTTCATTGATGAATAGTGGGGATTTTACTCCCCACTATTTTAAGTTAGTTATTAGCTAACTGTGTATTCAATAATGAAACTTAAATCACCAGCAGTATCTCCAGCCGCAGGAAAACCAATTCCTACGAAGTAAGTTAAAGCAGGATCAGAAGAAAGTCCAGCATCTTGCCAAACTTTTTGTCCCATTTTGTTTATATCTCTAGCTTCAAAAGCAACTTCAGTTCCTGTTTTTACAGCAGCTCTTAAGTCTGTAATCGCAGAAGCGTAAGCGTCAGCATCTACAACAGATAAATCCTGTTTGTATAAGCCAACATCAGCAGTGATAACAGTACTAGAATCTAAATCATCGTTAAATAATTTGATTGAAGTAATGCTCGCATTGCTTGGTATAGGAGCTAGCATAACTGTGTCTGAAGCACTTAAATCGCCAGCAGCCAAAGCTATCGTTCCTTGAGCAACTCTTTTCACACCATGTAATTGTTGTGCAGAGTTTAATACTTGAGGAACAGTAACAAAATTAGTTACTATGTCTGTATTTACGTTTGCCATATTTTTATTCTCCTATTGTTAATTATTCGTCGCAAGCTATTTCGACAACTTTTTCTTCTTCCATTCTAGTTGCACCAATGCTCATAGCGTAATAAACTTGAGTGCTGTACGATTTGTCAGCTCTCTCGTCAATTCTAGCTAGAACATCTTGACCAACCGCTAATTTAATAGCGTCTTGTGTGAAGGCGTAACATAGTCTGTCGTCAGTGTTAGTTGCGTCAAATTTTAATCTATTGCTAACAATAAATTTAAAACCTAGGAAAGAGTCTAATTGTCCCTGTGCTAGTGCTTTAACTGTATTGAAATCAGCAGATGTGATTTGCGTTGTGCCTAATAAATCAGAGATTTGTTTTGGTCCACATACAATATATCTTTGTATAGATGGATCAACATCATTTAAATCTAAGATTTTTTTAGCTTCTAATAGTTTAGCAATTGTTAAACCATCAGTTTGTGATGCAGTATATGGTTTTTGACCAGATGGAAGCGATACAGAAGTAGATCCAGTTTCACCTGAAAATGCTGTTCCGCCTAAAGCAGCGATTACTACATCATCCATCGCTCTTCCCATAGCAGCAGCCGCAGCTTTTGCATAAGAAGATGTTG